CAGAGTAAGATGAGAAGGTGCATACTTGATAACAATGGTGGAGTTACTAGATATATATATGATAGTAGCGAATCTCAAAATTCAATGCTCAGTGAAGCCCTAATGACAGAAATACCACAACATTGGTATAAACTATATACAGAGGGTACTAAATTTAAAATGATGTTATCCGCAATGCCGTTACCTGGGTATAAAGAGGTATCCAAATTCTATATTGGCACTTGTGAAGCAGCAACAGAAAGAAATACTGGAATTTTAGGATCAGCAAACTTGGTAGGTAATACCAATGTTAATTTTAGAGGTGGAGACAACACCGCCGACTGGGACGGCACCTACCGCTCCTTGTTAGGCCGTCCTGTAACCAACCTCACCCGTGATGGGTTTCGTCAAGCTGCAAGGAAACGTGGAAGTGGTTGGGAAATGTATACATACAATGCTCATAAGACCCTATTCTGGTTATTCGCGGTCGAATACGCCACACTGAATAGCCAGAAGCCTTTCAACGCCCAAAAGGACGCTAACGGTTTCGCCCAAGGTGGTTTGGGAGAAGGACCTACTCAAATGACGGATTGGACTAACTTTAACAATGCGAATCCGCTTATCCCATGCGGCTATACCAACGAGTTCGGCAATGGATCTGGAGAGAAGGCGTATGTCGTGGAGAACGCCTCTGGCGGTACTCACGCCACGTTGATGGCTAACAGGTACCGTGGTATAGAGAACCCGTTCGGCCATATCTGGAAATACACCGATGGGGCCAACATACAAGTCACCACGGGTGATTCCGGATTGTCTATCCTATGGACTACCGATGACCCGTCAAACTTCAGCGATACATCTTACACAGGCTATGACAAGAAAGGCAACATCTGCCGTACCAATGGTTATGTCAAGAAGATGCTCCTAGGTGAGGATGGGGATATCGTGGCTACGGAGATCGGCGGTAGCAGCTCTACCTACTGGTGCGACTATTACTACACCTATACGCAAGCTAACCGCATGCAGGTGGTGCTGGTTGGCGGTGACGCGGGCGACGGGTCGTCTGCGGGCCTCGCTGACGTGAGTGCGAGTGATGCGCCTTCCGATGCGGATCGTAACGTCGGTTCGCGCCTTTGCTTTTTCCCCGAATTTCGTAAAACGTCGGCGTAGCCGCACGTATCACGTCGGAAATATTTTGTATAACAATTAAATAACAATATGAAATGGAAGAAAATAAGAATAAAGACGATGGCAGCTTGTCATTCTTGAACATCCCAAGGGATAAGAACTCAAGGCATTTTAATTGCCCGGAGATCACACAACAGAAGTTGACGAACCTCACGTTTTGGGTCATTGATTATATGGAAGGCGTGTCCACCAAGTTTGGGAAAGACCGGGCGCTTGTGATGATCAAGAACAATATCGAGGACAAGGATAGTGATGCCAAGAAATTCTTTACGAATTCCCAAGAGATCAAGTACGTGCTTGGAAAGATAAAGGAGATGGACAAGTTCCCGAGGAAAGTGACGATGCGAGCCTCCGGGAACAGGTATTATCTCGAATAAAGAAATAAGGGTCGATCATCCCTAGGTGGTGCTGGTTGGCGGTAACGCGGACAACAGGTCGAATGCAGGCCTCGCTAACGTGAATACGAATAATGCGCCTTCCGATGCGAATCGTAACATCGGTTCACGCCTATACTTTTAAGAAAGGGGAAAGATATTTAGGGAACAAACAGGGATGGTGGCCTCGCCTCTTGGCGAAAAAAGTCTCCCCATATAAAGGGTGTTGGTAGGGGAACCGAAGACTCCCTATGATAAAAAGCAAAATTATGAAGAGAATAGGAAATTTATTTGATAAGATAGCGAATATGGATAACTTGATACTGGCAGACATCAAGGCTCGGAGGGGGAAGAAGGATTCCTACGGCATAAGGTTGTTTGACAAGGACAAAGAAGGTAATCTCAGCCGTTTGCTAAAGTCTTTGCGGGATGGCACGTTCAAGACTTCCAAGTACCGGACTGATACCATCTATGAGCCTAAAGAAAGGATCATATTCAAGCTTCCTTATTACCCGGACAGGATATTGCATCATGCCATAATGAACGTCATGGAACCTATATGGGTCTCTGTGTTTACGGCTGATACGACATCTTGTATAAAGGGAAGAGGAATAACGGAGGCGTATAAAAGGACAAGACGGGCTTTGTCCGATCGTGAATCCGCCTATTGCCTCAAAGTTGATATCCGCAAATTCTATCCGTCAATAGACCATGAAGTGCTGAAAGGCATAGCTCGGAAGAAGATCAAGGACGATCGCTTGCTTATATTGTTGGATGAGATCATCGATTCCGCTCCCGGCGTTCCGATCGGGAATTATCTTAGCCAATATCTTGCGAATCTTTATCTCGCCTATCTGGATCACGAGATAAAGGAGATTATAGATATAAAGCATTATATCAGATATGCGGATGACATGACTTTTTTCCATCATGATAAGTGTTTCTTGAGAAACGTATTGCTTCCGTGGCTTATCGATAGGTTGACCGTGTTGAAGTTGGAGCTGAAAGGGAATTACCAGATATTTAAGATCGCTGAGAGAAGATCGGATAAAAGCGGCCGTGGTATAGATTTCGTGGGGTTCGTTTTCTATAAGGAGCATATACGGATAAGGAAGAGGACTAAGCAAAATCTATGTCGTGCGGCGGCTAGATTGAATAAAGTCCCGAATATATCCTTAACGGAATACAAGGCCGGTCTAGCCGGTTGGCTGGGCTGGATATATGATAGCGATAGCAAGCATTTAGCTAAGAAAATTTTAAAACCAGAGTTTTATGAAGCGATCATGGAGCGACACAAGGCCGCCTAGCATAGAGAAGGACGGCGATGGTTCTTACCTATATCGGTGGGACGTGAGAGAGGAGACAAGGGAAACGGAAGGTATGGAGCCTGCGATTTCCTACAGTTATAACGAGGTCCGTGTATGGCCTACCTTATCAGCCAATAAGTTGCTTGAGGCCTGCATAAACGCCCTTTGGGACAAGGACGTGGAGCAAAAGAAACTGAACGACTACAACGCCGCCCAGTTAGGGATATTAGACTTGTCATACGTGGAGTCTTATAAGACGTTTCTGAATGAACGGAAGGCGTTGAAAGACCGTGTGGACAGTGATTTCGCCGAGTGGGAGGCGGCGAGAGAGGAGGAGAACATAGTAGTTTTATAACTAAATAAAAAGGATCGGAAGAATGGAGTTTTTTAAGATGATTTGCAGCATGAGAGAACTACTAACGGTAGTCGTGTTTGAGATGTTCATCGTTATGGTGGCGATGGGATGGGATTTCGCCTCGGGTTATTACAAGGCTAAACTGAGGGGAGAGGAGCGTAATTCGTATGGCATGCGCAGGACGGTCAGCAAGTTCATACTTTACGCTGGCAGCGTATGTATAGCGTGCGGTATAGACTCGGTATGCTACGTGTGCCGTTTTTGGGAATTTATCCATCTGCCATTCTTGACCAATGTCCCGGTCGTATCCTCGATAGTGACCGTATTTATCTTGATAACGGAGGTTAGGTCTATCTGGGAGAAGGCCGATGCCAAACAGAGGAGACAGGCTAGTAAGACTGCCGACATGATCGGTAAAGTTGTAACGCAAAAGGTTTTGGAGGACGCTTTGACAAACGCTTTATCCAATGCCATTAATAAAAACAAGAAAGGATAATAAAATATGGGAAAAGACAATTTACCTCGTGGGTATCGAAACAACAACCCCGGGAATATCCGGATCAACAGCGATCTATTTCAAGGCGAAATTAGACCTAGTAAGGATAATTCATTCAAGCAGTTTGAGACTATGGCATACGGATACCGGGCGGTGTTCCGAATCCTCTCGAACTACTATCGTAACTATAAGCTTGACACCATCCGCAAGATGATCGGTCGCTGGGCTCCTGAAAACGAGAACGACACGAAGGCTTACATTAAGGCCGTATCCGATTATGCCGGCATCCCGGCTGATGATCCTATCAACATCAACGATCGTGAGCAAATGATCCGAATCGTGGCCGGAATGAGCAAGGTGGAGAACGGGAGAGAGGCTGAGATGTCGGACGTTATCGCTGGATGGAACTTGCTATGAAAAAATGGTTTGTAATATCGATCATTTTCCTGATGTCAGGAATATGTTCTTGCCGAACGACAGTCAAATATGTCCCGGTAAAGACCGTAAGGACTGATAGCGTGTACTTTAACACTCATAGGATAGACAGCGTATTTATACATGATTCCGTTTCTATGATCCAACGAGGGGACACGATCACGGAATACCGGTATAGATATATCTATAAATACAAGGACAAGATAGATACCTTATACATAAACCGGACGGACTCGATCAATGTCCCTTACCCCGTGGAAAGAGAGCTATCTAGATGGGAGAGGACGAAAATTGAGATTGGGGGATGGGCTATAGGGCTGTTGTCCGGGGCCGCGTTACTGGGTATTGGCTATGTCATCGTTTGGCTTGTAAGAAGACGTTAATATTGATACATAGTGTTATCCAATGACTCCGTGAGGATGAGTTGGCGGGGAGATAAAGAAAGAATCTCCCCACGAATTAAAACGGATCGGAAGTTTGTTTTAATTATCGCTGCACGACGGGAGAGATTCTTATTTCTTCTGCCGTGCATTTTTTTGCCCGGCTTTGATAGTAAAACAAACCACGAAATAAAAAGTTTATGAATAAGGTGGAATTTTTTTACAAAAAAGTGATAGAGGCGGTATGCAAGGAGTGCGGGACCGATCCGATAATGATGTTTAGCAACAACAAGGAACGCAATGTTGACGCTAGGGGAGTGGCTATAACGATACTGGCCGATCGCAAGTTAAGCGACAATATCATATCCGATCTGACGGGGATGACGAGGCAGGCGGTCAACAGGATGCGTAACTTGTACCCGGACAGGATCAAGAGGAGTTACTATCTGAGGAGGACGGTGGAGAGCGTCAAAGAGGAGCTATCCGGTACGGTCTGAGGCGTGTTATGTTGTAAGGCATGTGATTTGTCTATAAAAAAATTTTCATATAACAAAATTTTGTGCGACATTTGCGGCGTGAAAGATAATAATGAAACCTCGGTGGCGCAACAATCCGTATCGGGGTTTTGTTATATCCATAAGAGTTGCTGTTTATAAAACGATGGATTTAACAAGTGTAGAATATTCGAAATTACTTAGTTGGCTTGCTTATTACAAGCATCATACCATACTAAATAAGACACAGATGCAAAAGCTTTTGTTTATGTGTTATGGCATATACTATGCTTTGGAGGATAAACCTCTCTTTAAGGATGACACCCCAAAGGCATGGCCTTATGGTCCTGTTTTCCCACGTGTAAATGTTAGATATAATCCCAATGTATTACCTTCTGACTTATCAACAGAAGAAAAGAAAGCATTTTTGGAAAATGAGAAAGCCTTAAGAATAGCCAATAGTGTAATTATAAAGAATGTCAACGTATCGGCTCATGCTTTAAGCGAATGGTCTCATGAGAAAGGGAGTCCTTGGTTTACTACTATCTATGGGGAAGACGGTAGTAACAAGAATATAAACTGGAATAAGCAGATTCCAGACTCATTGATAAAAGCGTATTTTAAAGAATGGATAAAAAGGTCAAAAATAAAGGCTTAAACATTGATATAGATACCCTTTTTAATGAGATCATTGAAAACTCCTCAGAGGATGATAAGGATGAGTTGTCTTCTTTATCATGGAACAGATATGGGGCTTATAAGCTAGTCCAATATGTAAAACGCTTTTTCCGGTATAAACCTAAACCAAATAAGGAGTTAGATCTTGAGGATGTCGTTAAAAATTTATTGTCCCCATTTACTGAAGGATCTATTCCGATCCCAAAAGAGACTTTGGATAAATGTGAGGATTTGTTGCATCATCAACGCACATTGGAAGATACTAGAGCAAGGAGGAGATTGGAGAAATGGGCAACAAAGGTTATATCCCGTTATCTGTTTTCGGTTTTTATTCTTTTGGTAATAAATGGATGTGCCGGATTTATAGTGAGATTGATTAGCTGGTTTTGCGATGTTGAAAATGTTCCGGAGGATCTTCTGAAATCGGGATTTTTGTCAGATGAAGTAATGATAATTATATTAAGTACGACTACAATTAACATTATAGGCTTAGGCCTGATAGTATTAAAGGGACATTTTCCCTCTAAAGACAATAAGAAGCAATAGCGGTTATGTCGTAAGAATATTATTTAGTCCGATTGCGCATATAGATTAAAAGTATAATTTTGCGTTATATAAAATAGAATGATATGAAAAATTTGGATGAACCAAAAATAGCCAAGGAGTATGCTGAATTCCTAGAAAGGAATAGTTTTGATAAATACTCAGATAGAAATAAAGTGAAACATATATCTAGTCCAAACACGCTACAATGCATGTATTGGAAACAGGTGGAACCGGTAGAAATAAAAAGTACCAACCATAAAAATCAAGCGTTGTATATGCCTTTAGTTTGAAAGGTTTAAACAACAATAAGCGTCGTCAATACAAATTGGCGGCGCTTTTTTTGTGTCATCCCCTTCCGCAAAGAACTAGCAACAACCTCGCAACAAGCTAGCAAGGAGATATTTATTTAGCAAGGCACTTCTCTGGATTTTTGTGGTGTCCGGGATAACCCGGATATGACCATAAAAAACTTCACATATGGAAGCAGAGAAAATCATTAAAGAGAAAGAGATCGTCCATGATGACGAGCACAGGGACTACGCTAGCAAGGGCGTGGGTAACGCCGGCTTGACATTGGGTATCATTGGCACTGCTCTTGGAGCTTGGGCCGTGTCACGTAACCGTGGCGGTTTGTTCGGCGGTGGCTATGGAGCTGGCATGCCGGAGAACGTTAACATCAACACGACCACGGGAGGTGGTGGCGGTTCCGGTGTAGGCGCTCCGACTGCGTTCATGGCTTGGGAAAAGGGCTGTGAGGAAGCATTGGCGTTGACTAATGCTATGTGGGGATTGAAAGTAAACACTCAAGAGCAGATGTACGCTCATCGCCAGACGGATATCGCCGAGAAATTCTCCTTGTGGAAATCGCAAGTGGACGCTGATTTCGGGTTGTATAAGTCTCAGGTGGACGCTGACTTTGGCTTGTACAAGAACCAAAGAGACCAGTTCGATGTCTTGAAGGCTCAGATCGATGAGCTGAGATGTCAGGTGGCCGTAGGTTCGGCTATCCGTCCTTACCAAGACAAGTTGCTCCAATGCGAGATCGAGAAGGCGTTCACGGCCAGTGTCAACTACACCGATCGTAAAACCTGCCGTATGATCACGGGAGAACTGGTATTGCCAAATACCCCTACGGTGACAGGCTATCCTAGCTACAATCCATGCTCATGCCCGGCATCCACGCCGGCACCTACGGCTTAAGGTAAAGTTAGTGGCTTGTGCCCCCTCGGGGGCGCTTGCCGCTTTCCTTTTTTTAACCACTAACACGATCATCATGCAGACAAATGTTTTTTTAGGAGGGAGCGACCCAGTATTGGGAAATACCCCTTACAATCCGAATATAAATGAGATAGAGGCAAATATACAACGCCTCCAGCAAGCGCAGCAACAGATGGAGATCCAGAAACAGCGCATGCTGAACCCTCCTACGCAGCAAGCCCAAGGGCGTAATCCCGTGTGGGACGAGATAGACAAGCTCGTTAGCGACATGTCGGATAGCGAGTTCGAAATGGTCAATAACAACCCGGAATACCAACAGGCTTACCAAAAGGTAATGTCCATCCTTAACCGGGAATATATGCGTATCATGCGTCCTTTGGTGGAAGAGAGCAAGGATGGAAAGGCTGCTTTGGAGGAATTGCTAGGGACGGCCAAGAAGATAAAGAAATCGGCCTCAGAGGAGGTCAACAAGAACATGGCGTTGTTCGCCGAGTATACGGCCAAATACGCCGATATGCCATACGCTGATTTCCTTAAATTGAAAAATAGCGGGAAAGGAGGCAAGAAATGACACGTGGGGAAGGTATGCTTATCGATCTAGTCGATAAGGTCAAGAGGCAAGGGGATGCTCTCAATATTCTGAGAGAGGAAGTGGAACGATTAAAGAAAGAGTCCTATGGAACTAAAGCAGCAAGCGCTAGAGCTAAAAAGCAGGTTAATTAACTCGGTGGAGATATGGGCGGAGGAAAGGGTAGACTCTTTCGTCTCCGGAAACACGGCCTTCAAACCTCTCGGTAAATATCTGAAAAGAGGCGTGCATAACATGATTGTCCAAAAGGACAAGGAGATCACGGAGAAGGTGGAGGGTTTCATGATGTTCGTGGCCGACGAGAACGGCAATTACGATAAGGAAGAGCTATTCGATGACGCTATGAACGTGTTCAAGACGATGAAACCTTACAAGTTTGAGCAAGGATTTATCAAGGGTACGATCGGGGAAGGCTCCATCTTGATAGAGCTCCCGGATAACGGTATCATGAATTTTATCCTTGGTGACACTAACGCTATCCGTATAACGGAAGCGGACTTTTTGGAGTTGAAATCAATATTTACAGAATAAAATAAATGACAGGATATGAGATACAAAGAATTGATGAAGGACTATCATTCGAAAGGGATGGTATCCGAGAAAAAGATGTGGGAGGCCATATGCGAGCTGGACGAGGCGATGGAATGTCTAAAGGAGAAAGACCCCGACACGTATGACGAGGCCATACGTGATATACATGAGGTTTTTTGTGGGCCTCATTATAATGAGTGTTTTGGCAAGATGGACGTGGCGGCAATGCACCATAAGGGCAAGTCGGGGGAGGATAAGGGTGAGCACTGGAATATCAATCAAATAGCTGCCGTCGCTAAAGGCATGAGCGTCCCGGGCAACGCCAATATTTGGGACGTGTATGTCGCTCTTAACGCTAACTGGCATGACAAGGAGGTCAAGTTCACGGAATGGTTTGGCCCCGACGCAGAGAAGAGGATCATCGATGACGCTATCAATTTCTATTTCATGGACGATGACGCTCCGGAAGGTAAGGTGTGGATCTATATGTGTGCCATGGATGACTAAGAGGATTAAAAACAAAGGGTATGTAAAGAAAAAGGAATCCGCGAGACGGGAGATAGACCGCCTCACGGATTCCTTGGATTTCGAGCCTGTCAACTTCCATGAGGTGATGGCCCGGATACGGCACTTGATGTGCCTGTTATGATATCTCTGAAATTAGGCAACTGCAAATAGAACGAGAATCTGCTTAACGGTCTCCATCGTTCAAGCAATGATTGGTTGCACTCATTCCATCCCTCTTTTCCGAAGCGGTTATCCAAGGCATCGGTTATCTTACGCACGATAGACTGGATGTATGGTACATTTGCCCTGTTTCCAAGGGAAGGGGTATAAATACATATTTTGTATATTCCTCCATTATTACAATCCCAGTTTCCCCTATAAAAAGTGATATGGGCTTTGTCTAGTATTGCCTCGTCTGATAAGCTTATAAATCCGTTGTAACATCCGACATACCTAGCTTCGAATACTTTTAACCCAGTGGACGAGCGAAGAAGCTTTTTTAATTCTCGCTCGTCCCGGACAATTTGGCTTATTCCCATGAATATATCTATTTCGTCTTTTTATTCATTTTTACTATTAAGGAATGTTTCTATCTTGCTGGCCAAGGTTATGAGCATATCCGATTGAAGCTCGTTGAACTCCTTGCAGAATCTCATGTCATCTTTATGCTTCTCTTCCGGAGACCGATCATCGCTTACGCTGCAATATCCGGCGAAAGAGTTTACCGGAAGGGGTCTCATAGCCTCTATAGCTAGTTTGATTGATTTCTCTTTGATGTTTTCTTCCATGATTTTATTTAATTTTAATTTTTAAACATTCCCCCATTCTCGCAAAGCTTGTTCAACCAAGCTTATCTCTTCAGGTGGTACTCTTTTTCTGTCAGGATACTTTAACCGTCCAATAGCTCTAAATCTCGGGCCACGTATAGTGGTGTACGCTTCATAAAGCAATCCATCTTCTATTTTATAGTATGCGTGATTGTGACTTTTGTATATCATGATTTTTTGTTTTTTAATTATGAGCCTCCTTGTGAAGGCTCGGTTAATACTATACCTCTAATAGTCTAATAAAAGACTTCATGTACTCACAATTCTGATCGCAATCAAAAGAATGATTGCACATCCAATCATTGTCTTTAGAGAGATTTGGACAACTTTCCAAGTGCGCATTGATAGCTTTTTGCCTTTCCCATTCTGTGCCAGCTATAAAACCGTGGTAATATGCAGGGAATGCACTACCGCTACTCCTGCTTTCAGCGAAGAGATGAGCCGCTTCTTCTACTGTCTGCCCCGTATCAATCTTGTTCATTATCTTTTCCTCTTTTTATAACTTCAATATCTTCAATCTGTATATACGCTATAACATAGCAATATTCATCATTTTCATTATCTTCCACTAAGATATTAAATCGACCCCCTGACAAATCATATATCGGCATAAATACATCTTCGATATATGCCTCAATATACTCGCCTTTGTTGTTTACCCGAACAAAATCCCCCTTTTTGAATGGCAGAGAATTTATGTATTCAAGTTTTAGTTCCTCTATCTGATTATTCAGATCTTTGAATCGTTGTTGGTATTCTTGTTTTGTCATAACTTTTATATATTTTCCATATCAATATCTCTTTCCTTTGAAATACTTATTGTTTAAATTCCCAAAACGAAAGCTTGCCTTTCACGCCTGTTATCGGCTTGTCAAACATTACAGGGTTTGCCAATACCCAATTATAGACAACCTTTCTTCCTGTAATATTCTCATGCAGTTTAGGATTCATGCCGACTGTGTAGTTTTCTGTTTTCTCTGCCCAAATGGATGAATGATTTACTACGCAATCCACAATCTCTACGCTGCCAATGATTGTACCAAAAGGCAGATTACCAAACATTGTTTCTTTAGCAATCGTACCAAATGCAGCCTTCATTTGGGCATCAGTTAAATCGACGCTAAACTTTTTACCATGAGAACCGGCAGCATGAATAAGCACACGTCCACGATAGTTAGTTCTCCAAGTACGATTCTCAATGTCTTTGATACCGTGGACTATCAAGGAGGCCCACGGTTGTTTGATGGTTATTGCTTTCATTTTTCACCTCCTTTCACCAATTCTAGATTATCATAAACATTACCTATTACTTTAATTTCTCTTTTATAATCAGTCCACCAGCAAGGACTAACTTGCTGCCAATAACGAGTTTTAAGATCACAGTCCAAATCTGTAAGATTAGCCAAGCAATAACTCGCCCATTCATCTATGTACCTAATCAATTTAGGATATTTGCCATTCACGCTGATAATGTCTCCCTCGTAAATCTCCTTTCCGCTCTTGTCTTTTAGGCCTGTGAACTGGCCTATGGTATCGGGATCGATTACACGATTCTCGAAAATACCTTTATCCTCTTTAAGAGTAAGTAAATGCAAAACCCCATTGGGCCTGTGAAGTAAATCACCATATGCCTAAGATTTGAACTCTTTAATTACATTACCTTCATTGTCTGTTATGACATTGTTTATTTGCCCTCTGAATTTAATCTCACGCATTTGATCCTCCTTTCTCTAATATATCCTCACAAGCCTTGCTGTAGCATCTTACCGGCTTTTGGTGAAATGAACACCAAGCTTCCCCGTTTGCGTCTTCATCCTCGATAAGTTTGCAGTCGCCACATTTATATGCTAGGAATTTCTTGTCAAGGTGTCCTTCCTTGATAAGCCATTCTATCATATTCACGACAGCATCTAAAACATTTTCTCTCATAACCTCGTGCTTGCAGTCGTATCCCAGTTCTGCGTATTGGATGAACCAATACTCGTGATCTTTTGTGATTTCCAAACTTAAATAGGGTCGGTTGCGTTGTGAAATCGTGGCAGGAAGCATCTCTATCATCTTGGATAGAGACCAAGCCGGGAATGCCATATCTTGACCCACGTGCCCTTCAATCCTTCTATATTCAAATGCGACCGGCAATTCGAACTCGTCCAAATACATGTCCGCCGTATCCGGTCTCACCCCGGCCTCTAATAGCCGGGATGATTGTTGTTTGGTTGTGCAAATTTGATTCATATTATAATTCGTTGTTAAAATATTCTTTACATTTAAAACCTTTTCTCGGGGTGAAATCTTTAAACTCACAGCTCATGTAAAGTTCCTTCCGGTCTGCCCAATGAGCCATATCTTTCTGCCATTGAGGAATGACTTGATTGGGATTATTCAGATCCCTATATGGCTGGCAATGTGGTACAAACCTCCTACTTACGCTTTCCAGTGATTTACCCGATGAAATGACTCCTTAAAATC